ACTGACTACGTTACAGAAGACAGTATTGAAGAGCGAGTTATCCAAGTACTAGAGAAAAAAGCAGACAACTTCGAGCAGATAGTGAAAGATAAAGACCAACTGCTCTCGATGCTCAAGGAAGACAAGGCTAAAAAATGACGATTATGCGAATAAGCAACTCCGAAATTCAGACGTTCAAAGACTGCAAAAGACGCTGGTGGTTTACGTACTACCGCCGTCTACAGCCAACTGAAAAGAAGATGACAGGTGCATTAGCATTAGGCTCTCGTATCCACGAGGCACTAGACCAGCACTACTCAACGGGGGCTCCTCTTATTCAGGCACACACTAAGTTGGTTGAGATGGAGAAAGAGACTCTCTTAACGGACTTCCGTGATGTCACTGAGCTTGAGAAGGAAGCTGAGCTAGGGCACATTATGCTTGAGGGCTACCTCCAGTGGGTTGAGGAGAACGGAATTGACTCCGAGCTTGAAATGATTTCTACAGAAGAAAAGATTACGATGCCAATGTTCAACGGAGAAGTTGAGCTGCAAGGCAAGCTGGACATGCGTGTTCGTCGCAAAATAGACGGTGTTCGGATGTTCAGAGATTTCAAAACTGTAGGTGGCTCTCTTAGCGACTTCGCAAACTTGGCCCCAATGAATGAACAGATTATGACGTACATGTTGCTTGAGCAACACCAGAACAAGGGAGACGACCGCTCAGAGGGAGGAATCTTTACACTTCTAAAGAAGGTTCGTCGCACTGCTGCTGCCCGCCCTCCGTTCTATGACCAAATAGAAGTACGTCACAACGTGTTTACCCTCAGGTCTTTTTGGGACCGTATCCACGGAACTGTTGCAGACATGATGCGTGTTCGCACTGCTCTAGACGACGGACAAAGCCACGCCTTCCACGCTTACCCAAGCCCTTCTAGGGATTGCAAGTGGAAGTGCCAATTCTTCACTGTATGCACGCTTATGGACGACGGTTCTGCCGCCGAACAGGCGATTGAAGCAATGTACGAAGTAGCAGACCCATATGCATACTATGGAGAAACAGACAAAAAAGGAAGTGAGTGACGTATGAGTGAAGTACAACGGTCTTTGACCGTAATGGTCTACGGTGAATCAAAGGTGGGTAAATCCTCCTTCGCCGTAACTGCTCCTTATCCACGTCTCATGCTTGACGTTGAGGGTGGGCACAGATTCTTGCCTATTGTCACCAAGTACTGGGACCCAATGAGGGAAGAACCGCCAGTAGCTGATGGAACTTGGGACACAGTTGTTGTCACAGTCCGCGACTACGATGTTGTGATGAAGGCATTCCAATGGCTTCAAAGCGGCAAGCACCAGTTCAAGTCCTTGATTATTGACTCCATCTCGGAGCTTCAAGTCAAGTGCATTGACAACATTGCAGGTAGCGAGCAAATGAAGATGCAACAGTGGGGCGAACTACTTCGCCACATGGGTGGGCTTCTTCGTGACCTTCGCGACTTGACAATGCACGCTACAAACCCTCTTGAGGCAGTCGTGCTAACGGCTATGTCTCAGGTTACGCAGGATGGACGTCACCGTCCGTACCTGCAGGGGCAACTAAAAATCATGGCACCGTACTTTTACGACATCCTCGGTGCCTTGACTATTGAAGAGTTCCCAAGTCAAGACCCAATGGGAGCTCCTTATAAAGTTCGTAGGCTTTACGTCGAACGAACAAAGGACTACGAAGCAGGTGAGCGTGTTCAGGGTCGATTGGGCACAATCGTTGAGCAGCAAAACCTAAGCATCGAAATGATGCTTGACACAATCTTCGGACCTAAACAGGCCGAAAAGACAAATAACAACAAGAAAAATAAGGAAGAGGTATAAACATGAGTTCACTTAATTGGGGAGAACTAATCAAGGATGCTGCTGACTCAGGAGCATCAAACATAGAAGCACTGCCAGATGGCGACTACGAGCTAAAGGTAATCGAGTCTGAGGCAAAGACATCCCAGTCTGGAAAAACTATGTTCGCAATCAAGTGCCAGGTTCAGGGTGGAGCAAACGCCAACCGTCTCGTATGGGACAACTTGGTAATCTCGCCTGAGAACGCGACAGCTCTAGGAATCTTTTTCCGCAAGATGTCTGCACTTGGTCTAGACAAGGAAGGCTTCTTTGACCGTGAGCCAAGCGCCTCTCAAATTGAGCAGGCAATGGTTGGCCGCGGCTTCCGTGGACAGATTGGTTCACGTGTTTACAATGGCCAGAAGCGAAATGAGATAAAGAACTACTACGTCTCCTCGAGCGCTTCGGTTGCTCCTGCACAAGCAGCGCCAGCCCCTGCTGCTGCTGCTGCACCAGCTCCAGCTCCAGCTCCAGCGCCAGCTCCAGCTCCAGCTGTTGCAGTCTCTGCACCGTCTGCACCGTTCTAAGCAATAGCTTGACTAACTTGGATTGCCGCTCAGGGTTCTGGGCGGCTTTCTGGGTTCACCAGAAAACTTTAGGGAAGTAACACAATGAAAGTTCTAATTACAGGCTCCACTGCTCAGCAGAGTTCTTTGAAAACTGCGGCAAGGTTCACCACCTTTGCGGCGCTAATGTACAAGTCTCTTACGGACTCTGGCGCTTCTGTGGACTTTATCGAGCCTTCATCGCGAATGAGTAAAGAAGAGCTATCTTCTTACGACGCTGTCTTGGTAGGTATTGCTCCTCCAACAAGCCTCTCTGCAAACAAAATCTATCCAGCGTTTGCCATTGCAAATAAAGCCAGAGAGCTTGGCAACTTAATAATTTTTATTGACGCACCTGAGCCTTATAAACTACAGGCCTCAATCAAGTCTTGCTACTTAAATGTTTCGGACTTGAAAAAAGATTTCTACAGCCGTCGCAATAACTATGACGAGTTGTTGACGGATTCAGAGTTCTCAGCGGATGTCTACAGCTTTATTGAGTACTTGTACACGCAAGAGTGGCCTACAACAATTTTTTCAGCGCTACCTTGGTCAGACATAGCCTCTCTAACGTCGGCTCTTCCCAACATTAACTCCTCTAAACTCTTCGGGGTAAATTTGGACTATCAAATCCTGCAAGAGGCTCCTCTATCTGTAGTCACACACCCTGAGCAGACTTTCTGGACTTGTGACGCCCCTAAGACTAAATGGGCAACTTCTATAGAGAAGACTCTTCGCCACCCAATGACCCCTGTGAGGCACAGCAAGTGGGAGAACAGGGACGAAATTGCGGACCGCATGTCTGGGTCCATTGGCACTTTAGTCTCCACCTACCGCTCCTCAGAGCCTTGGTGGACCCCCTTCCTAGCAGAGTCGTTGGCACTCGGTAAGCCTGTAGTAACTGACTGGCGTTTCAGCTCTGAATTAGGCGCTCACTGGAGCCATCTAGCGAGCACTGTTGAAGAGATGTCTGTCCTAGAGAGGGCAGAGCTTGCTAATTCTCAGAGGAGTGTGTACCTCAATGCAACATCATCTAGTGGCCAAACAAAACTCTTTGAAGCCATTCAAACTATGAAATCAGAGATAAGTTTGGCTAGTAAGTAATTACCTATCAATCTATAAACGAAAGGAGTCCCAAAATGGGACTAGACATAAATTGGATTAAAACCCAACTGCAAGCAGCTAAAGTTCGTAAACCAGTTGGAGATGCCACAATGAAGCTAATTGAGGTTTTAGACTCAATCGAGCTGCCCGATGAGCACAGAGAGAAAACTGTTGAAATGTTTTCTAAATTAGCCTTGGGCCACGTTTTCACTAAAGACAAAAAGAATGAACTGTGGGCTCAAGCGCGTTCTGGAGACATCAAAGTCACAGACCAAGTTCGTGTACGTTCAGACGCTTTCTCAGGTGACACTGGCACCATACACAACGGGCGCAGAGGCGTAGTTGTTGGGGTTCGCTATGGAGACATCATTGTGAACAGTACCGACGATAAAGCTCCCCTCCTAGAAGGAGCTCACTATCCTCCTCAGATGCTTGAAAAGTTGGTAGTTAGAATTGACTAGCACTACCTTCAAGTTTGAAGTATCGGGAGATTCGTATGACGGGCTTAAAATCAAAGCAGATTCTCTAATAGCTAACTTTCTTAGAGATGAAGATGAGCCTGATTTCGAAGATGAAGAATATCTGACTAGCTACAGCGTAAACTATGAAATGGTTGTAAGCGAAAATCAAGATATGTCAAACGATAGCAACTACACAGCGGAAGTTACGGCAAGGATAAAACATGGAAGAGACTAACAAAGACTCAGCGGAGCAGCCACCAAGAGTGGAAGCACTTCGTGAAGCGGCTAAAATTATCTCGGGAGACCGTAATAAGCAGTATGGCGGCCCAGAGGATAACTTTACGAACATTGCCAAGGTGTGGTCAGTCCTCTTTAAAAGAGAATTTACAACCGAAGATGTTGCTATGGCTATGGTTGGCCTTAAGGTAGCTCGCTATGCTGCTAATTCTGGCTTTCAACCTGATACCTGGATTGACATTGCAGGGTACGCAGGGTGCGGTTACGAAGTAGGAAAATTGCTTCACGAACAATCAGACAATTAATAGCTAAAACTTAAAGACAGAAAGACAAAAGTGCCGAACCCTAGAGAACCCTGGAATTACGAAGAACCTGCCTGTGCCGAAGTAGGGACAGCTTTGTTCTACTCTATTGACCCAGATGTCTCGTTTAAAGGCGCTAGGTGGGAAGACCCGTACATAAGTGCGAGGGAAGTTTGCGGCACTTGCGTTCACAAGTTAGAGTGCGCTGAGTGGGGCATTGTGTATGAAGAGCACGGAATGTGGGGAGGATTAACTCCTAGAGAACGAGCCAAAATTCGCGCTAGGAACCCCGTAAAGATACCTAAAATCCAATTGCCTCTTTGGGTAAGACGGTAGAATATATGTATGAGTTCAAACCGCCCAGAAGTTCCTCTGCCGACCTGTGAAAAGTGTTGGCTAAAAACTCATGCCCACTGGGAGCCTGAAAGCATTGACGACTCTGGAAATATCCTTATGCGCCTCAAGGGCGTTGACGTCCCGATAAAACACAACACTGGCTCTGTAGAAACTTGCCACCTGTGCGGGGAAATAACTGTTTCTGGGATTTACTCCCTAGACACCGAGGACAAAAAGCTTTTTAAAAAGAGTGTTAAAAAAGGTTTTGAACTAATCGAAGAGCCTGGCAGAGAAGAAGACTATCTGTGAAAGATATCAGGCACGGTGAGCACCTCTGGTTTCAGTGGAGCGGGAGTGACTACTTTTCTGAGAATGACTCGGAGCTAATATTTTGCACAATTGGGCACATAGACATGGACAACGAGATTGTTCGCAGGGCTTTGGCTTCTGTGCTTCAACGTGACGGAGTTGTTGACTCCTTGGGCGACGGATTTAAGTTTCTAGAAGACCGCGACATCCATGCTGGTTGGGCTGGAATTCTGCCAGATGAGAACGAATACACGTACTGTGACGAGGATGGCGAGACACAGTATGGAGATTCCATAGAAAAGCCCGAAGAATTTACTTGGATAGAGTTTTAGTTTATAGTATTTAGTGTAAGGTTTTTATAGTTTCCTAAGGTAGTATAGAAGTCGTGTGGAAACCAGCAGATAATCTAAAGTGGCAGGCCCAAGCCCTCTGCGCCCAACCCGAGAACATCAACTCAATTGATTGGTTTTTTTCTAAAGAGCCAAAAGAAAAATACGATGCAAAGAATTTATGTTTTAGCTGCCCTGTAAGAAAACAGTGCCTCCAGTGGGCGCTTGAGCACAGGCAGATTTGGGGAATCTGGGGTGGCAAAGACGAAGTAGAAATGCGTAGGACGCTTTCAGTCTCGTACAAGGGAGAAGAAGCTCGTAGAAGACGCTACCCCAACTGCCCATACTGCTCAGCGAGGCCCTCAAAGCTTGTCACGGAGTCTGTAGAAATTCCAGGTGGCGGAAGATGGACCACTGCCAGATTAGTTATCTGTACTGTATGCGAGTTTTCGTGGAAGAGCAGAACCAGCGTTAACGCGGTTTTGGCTTACCAACAGGAAAAAGCAGAGAAAGCATTGAAGCGCCAAAGAGAAAAAGACAAGAAAGCCGCTAAAAAAGCAAAGGCTCTTCTTTCTAGTCTTTAGCTAAAGCTACTTGGCAGAAAACTAAGTTGTTCTTCATTCGTGCATTCTGCGGCTCAATGTCAACTGCCTTTTGAGCGTGCTCTATTGCTTTCTCATACTGCCCGAGCCAGTACGCTGCGATAGAAGCGTAATCATTTGGAGCAGCTCCCCAAGACTCTGCCTCGCAAAGATACTCTAGAGGCTTGTCTGTAATGGCTAGCGCTTCTTCTGCGACCTCTAAGCATCTTACCCAGTCTTGGCGGTCATAGTAAAGTTTTGTAAGGTCTACGTAGGGCTCACGGCGTCCTGGAGCCTGCTCTATGGCCTTGCGAAACCAAATCTCGGACTCTGCGGGCAATGACTTACCGATAAACCGCATTGAGGCAGCACGTTCTGGTGCCCAGTGGGCTGTGGGGAGGTCTAGGTGTCTCTTCAGCTCTTGCGCTGCTTCCATGTAGCGCCCGTAGAAGTAAAGCTCACGCCCATAGTAGAAAGCGTTTCGGTCGTTGTGAGGGTCTTCTTTTACGGACATCTCAAGCAGGGGAAGGTACTGTGAGCGACTCTTGCTTGGGTCTGGGTGGTGGTGAGTTGCGATACCATCTAGCCACTCTTGCTTCTCGTCAATTCCGTAAGAGTAGAGACACTCGTGGACAGGGTGACGCCAGCGGAACCCCTTGCGACCGTGGATGTGGTCATAGCTAAACTCAAGCCCTGGGGTCCCGTCTTCGTTCCAAGACCAAATGTGCTTGTAGCGAGGTCGATTTACACCGCGCTCCCACGCATCTGAAAGAATCTTGTCCCAGCCAGGAGTAATTACTTCGTCCATGTCCAGAGAAACACACATGTCAATATCTTCTGGAAGTGCGGCTAACGCGGCGTTGCGTGCATCATCAAATCTCCAAGGCGTAACTTTAATTTCGATGACATGTATACCAAGCTCACGGGCTCGTTCTACGGTTCCGTCTGTAGAGCCAGTGTCTGCTATTAGCAGATAGTCCGCGTCTTTAGCTGACTCGTACCACTTGTCTACGAACTTGCGTTCGTTAAGAGCAATTGTGTAGATTGCTGATTTCACTTAAATCTCTTCTCCGCTGTACAGAGGCACTGCGTCTTTTAGGACAATGGAACGTCGACTTACAAAGCCGCCGTCTGAGTCAAGTTTGTCTTTTGCAGACTCCTCGGTTTCAGCAAAAACCTGTACAACCATGGTCACTTCATAGCTGTAACACAGTGTCGGCTTAGTCTCTTCTTTTTTTGTCATTTTCTCTCCTGCACTAATCGATGTTACCTTATTTTTTTAACCCACAATTGATACCCTTTGTGGACGAGGCTCACTCTTTTTTTGTAAACCTCCATAAAGGAGTCTATCGCCATTTGGGGACAATCTGCTGAGTCATCTGCTCCTGACCAAAGGTAGTCGTCAAAAGCAATTATCCCGCCAACGTTTAGACACTCATAGGATGCGATAGCGTCCTTGAGAACTCCGTAGGAAGTGTGGTCACCGTCAACATAAACAAAGTCATACAGTTCGCGATTGTTTTTAAAGAAAGAGTCGCTTGTACCTTTGTACTTTAAAATTTTTCTTTGATTGCGCCCAGCTAAAGTTTTTGCGTCGTAAACGGTTTCTACTGTGCCCCAGTTCATTTGATGATGTACTTTTTCGTCTGACCCTTCCCAAGTGTCAACGTCAACAAGAACAGAGTCTGTATCTTTTAGGAGATTCTCGTAGAGCCAAACACTGGCGTCCCCTGTGTAAGAACCTATCTGAAGGAATCGCGCTGAGCGACCTTTAAACTCGGGGTAGACGTAATCCACAAAGTTTGGTTGCCCGTCGTTTGCAAACCAGTTGGGTAGATTACTCATACCTTGAGCCTACTACAAATAGGTAGCTAGTTTAGGGGCTGATACTTTAGCCAATAATGTTGATAGTGCCAACCATAGCTGAATGGTTTTGGCATTGATAGTACAAAGTGCTGGGAGCGCCAGCGTCTATCGTAAACTGAATTCCGCCCACGTCGTCACCGTTGTTAGTAACTCCAGTGTTGTATACGTCTCCTGCAGAGTATCCCGCCCCAGTGGTCTGAATCCAAAATGGGTGACCAGAAGCGTTTACAGTAAAGAAGTAAGTGTTACCGCGAACTAGGGTTAACGTGGGGTTATCGCTGCCGTCTATAGTGTAAGCAGATGCCCCGTTGTTAGTTACCTGAAAGTTTTGGACTACTGTCTCTCCGTCAGCCCCAGTTGCACCCGTTGGCCCGACCGCAGTTGAGTCAGCTCCCGCGGGACCTGTAGGTCCGATAGCACCGTCAGGTCCTGTAGGTCCTACAACATCTGAGTCAGCACCATCTGCTCCTGCACTACCTGTCGGCCCTGTAGGTCCATCCGATGGCCCTGTCACGCCTTGCGGCCCTGTTGCGCCTACGTCTCCTGTAGCGCCAGTAGGGCCTGTAGGCCCAACCACAGTCGAGTCAGCACCAGTGGGGCCAGTCACTGCTGGCCCTGTAGCACCCGTCGGACCAGTGACCCCCTCTGAACCCGTTGGCCCAGTAGGTCCACCCGATGGACCCGTA